TATCGATTTCAAGTAATCTTGCTGCAATTTGTGGTTGTAATGCTGTTGGGTTATTTATTGCCATTGTAACAACACCTGAACCCAATTTACGTACATTCGCACCCATTTCAGCACTGGTTATTGGTGAAATCTGGAACATTGGAATATCCCTGCCAGTTTCTGCCTTCCAGATTGAGATAACTTCGTTAGTCAATCCGTCATAAGCATTTTCATAACCATCGGTTAAGATGAACATTGCATCGTAAGGTTTTGAAGTATTTTCTTCCTTCAAAAGACTGATAAATGCACTTGCCAAATCGGTAACTTGGTCGGTTGTTTTCACAACAACAGCATTTTTTGCTGATTTACCAAGAACCTTTGCAGTAAAATTCGCAACTGCCTTTGGTGTGTTCTTTGATGCAGCCTTGTCACCAGTCATTGATGCACTATCATCGACAATAACACCAATATTCTGGTAGAAAAATCCTTCAATTTTCTTCTTTTCAGCAAGTTTATCAATTGCACTTGTAATTTCAGGGGTGAAACTTGTTTCATAACCTGTCTTGTAAAGTGCCAAGTAATCTGTTGCTTTTTCCATATCAACAGTCTTGTCAACACCCAACTTTGCAGTTGATTTTGTCTGACGAACCTGCTGGTTAACAGAAGTAACAGTAACATTCTTCCTGATTAAAGCCTTTGTTGCTTCTCTCTGGATATCAGTTGACCACATTGAGTGATACTGTGGGTGTCTTACGTTTGCGATTAAACCAAGTAAAACTTCTTCTGGAACGGTTTTAACATTGGTTATGTCAACTTTTGCCTTCTGATATTCACTCAAAAGAGGAAATTCAGTTGCACCGTAATTTACACCAGCATCTTTCTTGAAGATGAAAAGTAAAAGTTTGAATGCTCTTACTGAATCACCGTTGAAGTATTTCAAGATGTATTCGTTAGCAATGTTAACTTCCTTTTCAGTACCAACAATGTTGCTACCTTCAAGATTTACCTGCTTCTGTGCTATTGAAAGCAATACTGAAGTCATTTTCTTTCCATATACGTGCCTTAAAATTTCCGCAATTTTATTACGGTATTTCATGGTGTAGAATTCAAGATTTGACTGACCCCAGATGAAACCAAGTACGATTTTCCTTGACCTTTCGTTGTTGATTTTTGCATTTTTCAACGCAACAAACAAACGAAGAACATATGGTAAACCATTTTCACCAAGGTTATTCAATGCGGTAAGTACCGCCTTATCGCTCAAACCGTTGTCGTACCAGTCAATTGGATTAACAATATTACACGCACCACCCTTCAAAGTGTTTTTAAATTCATTCAAAAGCACTTCTGAAACGAATTGACCAGTAGCACCCTTTTGAGACGCTATAATCAAAGGGAGTTCCTTTGAAAGTTTATACAAACTCTTGATTTGAGTTTGAATAGCCTTCAACTGTTCATCACCCTTGTGGTAATAAGTTGCTGAACCTTTTGCTGCACTTGCAACGGTTAAACCTTCAATCAGTGACTGTTTTACAGTACTGAGCATGTTGTTTGTTAATACCAACTTTTCCATGTTGTCAAATTTAATTTAATTGTTATTTAAAATTCCAGTTTGCAATTATACGAATAATATTTCATATTGTTACAAAAAACTCAAAAAAAAAAACGGGTGAGTCAACAAATTTCTTTGTCGAGTCCCCACCCGTTTATTTTTGGAATAACTCTTCTTCAAAATAAAGAAGAAGTGCGGTTGTATTGTCGGTAGTTTGTCTCCCCTCTCACATGGGGGAGATTACATGTTTCAATTACTGTAAACACAGCCAGTTCTTCCGTTAAAAATTTAAATTTTTTGAAAAAAATGCCACACGATTGTGACCAAAAAACCATTTTTAACCATCAAATGTTAGGTTTCGAGCGGTGGGGGTGCTCTTAATTATATCAAAGATGTTTAACCCATGCATCCCAGCACACTGCCCGTAAAAATTAAGGGAATAGTTTAAAAGTATTTTGTTTTTGATTGCAAGATTAATAGTCTTGTGCCTTATCCACTTGGCTACAACTGAAATTGGCTCAGTTAATCGGATTCGAACCGATGATTACTGTAAACACTTTTCGTTTTCCCTAATATTTTAAAGAACTTTTATAAGTTTGAAGAAATTTGTCGGTCTTTGTTAGTTTTAAACTGCTACGAATTTTTACTGTAAACACCAACCGTTCTTCATTTTGTAGCGGGAGAGGGATTCGAACCCCCGACCTTTTGGTTATGAGCCAAACGAGATACCACTTCTACCACCCCGCAATGTATGTCGGCTTATTGTAAGAAGCCGACCACTTTTTATAGAAAAAAGAGATAATTTGTTTGTTATGTTTGTTTATTGAATGCTGGGGTCGAACCAGCGACATTCTGCTTGACGTGCAAAAACTCTATCCAACTGAGTTAATTCATACTGTAATAACAACCAGTTTCTCTTTTTTTGTGGGGAGAACAGGAATCGAACCTGTAATCAATTGTTTCAAACACAATTTGCTTTACCTTTACTGTAAACACTACGAGTTCTCCCTTGCGGGAGCAATGAGATAGTATCTTCGTTTTTTGATTTGCTATCTCCCCATTTTAAAAGTTTGTTCAAAGAACATTTCGTCACTTAGACGATGCAAACATACAACACATTTTTTTACTGTGCAAGTATTTTTCAAAAAAAATTCAAAAAAAGGTAAAAAAAATATTTTGCACGTCTGGATTAATAAATACGTAAAAGTTTGTAAAAAGTTACATTTTTTTATAAAAAAATTCATTCTTTTTTCACAACTGTCTGATGCTTACCCATATTAACTAACACATCAAACACACTTGGATGACCATTTAATGGAGCATCTGGGTCTATTACCAACAATTTTTCCAGTTCTTCTCTATTTTCATTTTTTACAATATTATTTTCACTTGTTGGTGGTTTTTCAGTAACAATTACAGTTTTTTCTTCAGATGATTCTTTAATATCTTCCAGTTTTACCTCTGGTGGTTCAGGTGTGTCTTTAGTAAATGTTTCACCTGTCCATTCAAAAGGTTCATTTTTTATTCCCTCAGTTGTTCCCTCATTTACTCCCTCAATTGCACCCTCAGTTGCACCATCATTTTCAATTATTATCACATCTTCATCATTACCCACTGTTTCATCTATATCAAGCAAATCTTTTCCAGTATTGGTATTAACATCAGTTATTACAACTTCTTTCAGTGAATCTGGCATTGGTGCAACATCGCCACTTACATCATCACCACCATTATTAAATGATTTATCAAATGCAGTTTTATATTCTTCAATTTTCTTTGTTTCAGCATCGCTTTCAGTATCATTTACAGGCTCATTTACAGCATCATCATTAACTTTTTCAATTAATTTTTCTTCATCATAGACTTTTGCAATCGATTCATGCATCTTTAATTGAGATGCTTTTTCCAGTAATTGTGATTGATTTTCAATTTTATCCAAACTACCTTCACTTTGTTTTGGCAGATTTTTCATTGCTTTTGCACGAAAAACGGTTTCATCTGGAAATCTTATTTCCAAAGAATCGTTATCAAACACACAATCTCTGAATGTTTGACCATCTTGGGCAAATCTTGCTTTAATAATCCTAACGTTGGCAAGTCCAGATTCTTTTTGTTCAGGAGTTTTCGCCACACTCATGAAAAAATGTGCTTTTTGTATTCTTTTAATACTACCACCAGTTTGGTGTGCTTCTACAAATTCCGCATCAAATCCGCTTCTATTTGACTGAATTGCCGTCCATGCTGGAATATCTAAATCAGCAGCCATTGCTTCAAACGATTTAATTATCACAAGTTCTGCTTCATTTCTATCTGATGTTTTCTTATGTGAATCAAGACAATCCAAATAATCTAAAATTACTATATCAAACTTAAATCCAATTTTTTTCTGATATCGACTTATCCAATTACGCACATCAAGCATAGTCGTATTTTCCTGACTAAGTTTCTTTACAACAAGACGACCCTTACCCTTCATCTTCTCTGCCTTATCATAGGCAACTTTCTTTACTCTTGCATTTTCACCCTCGTCATCAAGTTTACTTAACGCAGATTTTGCCCAAATAGTAAAATGTTTTCTTTGAATTTGTTCTGTGGTATCTTCAAAAATTATTTGCAATACATTTAGTTCTTGTTCATATGCAGTATTGGCGATTTTTGTGAGCATTGTTGTTTTACCAACACCAGATGGTGTTAAAATAACACCGATTTCACCCTTTCCTAAACCACCACCAGTTAATGAATCAATTACATTAATACCTGTTGGTATTGTTCTACGGAACTCTTTTCTCATTACACGGTCAATGTTTTCAATAACCTCTGTTCCGTAATCATCATCGTCACCAATGTGTGAAATTTTCACGAGTTTTTCGTCAATTTCGCCCATTGTATATTTTTTCCTTATATCACCATTCTTTGTCTTATCTATGATATATTCGGCAAATTTTCTCCATTCCTGTTGTTTAATAAACGCATTAGTTTCTTTTCTAACTGCATCACCATCATGCAGCATTTCTTTATTGAGCATTCTTTCATTCCAATACTCAATACGTTTAATTATAGAAAATAGAGATTCTTCTTCAACAATATTATTTGGTGTCTTATATTTATTAATTGCTAATTGAATACTTTGATTCTGAAGATTTGGTACTTTTTCAAATTCCTTATAGTATTCAAGAACAATAATAAACAATCTTTTAAGCATCGGGTCATCAAAATACTCGATAGCCAAATTTGGAATTGTTTTTTCTGCAAATTCTGGTTCAACAAGTAACTGCCACATGAGTTTTTGTTGAAATTCAGGTCCGAGATACGATGTAAATGTATATTCTGTATTACTATTACTCATTTTTTTTAATTACTTCTGTAAAAAAGGGTAGTTGCTGTAACATAAACAATAAAACTAACACTTATGAAAATCAATCTAAAGACAAACACAGCAACTACCCAATAACAATAAACCCAACATTAATTGAGTTTCCTCAACATTTCTTCCCTTTTGTGTGGAGAAAGTTCTCTGATTTGATTGATAGACATACCTCTTTTATTAATCAAATCAAAATCATCCCACATATTTTTAATATCGTTTTTCCTAATTTGATTGAATATTCCATCTGCAACTTCACAAACAACATCAATTAAATCCATTGACCATCTTGCAACAGGATTAAAACCATCAACATAAAACATTCTTTCCACAATTGGTTTGTCATTGATATAAAAACCAATCTTACACTCAACACCTTTAATCACCTTTTCTTCGATTTGCTGTACGATTGATTGAGGATTGTAGTACATATCTTTACGATATTCCTGTGGATACAAACCAATCATCTTTTGGTTATACCTGTAGAAATCTAAATTTTCAGAAAATTCAGTGGTATAACTTCTTTTCGAAAGTACTTTTTGTAATTTTGTGATTGATTTTGGTAAAATTTCTCGAATGTCTATTGAATATCTTGTGAAGGGGTTAAACTGGTCGGCATCAAAAACTTTTTCTCCCAACAATACGTTTTCCTGATACAGTGAGAATCTAAAAACGTTTGAATATTCTTTTTCGCTCATATTTTTTTAATTTAAATTGTTAATACTATTGACACAAATATATATAGAATATACTAAAAGTGAAAGGAATTTTCACAAACTACTCGAATTATTTTTATAGTATTCCATAAGTAGTTGTTTTTCATTCATAATGACAGTATAAAAAGGTTCGACATAATTTGGAAACGTGCCTGTGTAGACACTTAAAAAGTCATCCTCAACCATCATATTATAGAGATTTTTACTCCCTCTGTCATCGGGAGATAACGGTGCTTCCAATTGTTTCAGTTCATCCACAGCAGTTTCATTAAGCATTGGTTCTTTAAGATTAACCAACTGATGATTTATTTTCAGTCTCTCAATACTACTTAATAAATTTTCAAATACTTTTAATGGTTTTTTCTTTTCCGCAACTCTTTGTTGATTTATTTCATCCGCTTTTTTACATATTTCCCTAACAGTCATGTGTTTATATTTTAACTCAGGAAAATGTTTCAATAATGTTGTCTCTTTAATTCCCTCAATACCTTTAATATTATCGGCAGTATCGCCAGTAACTATTTTCATCACCAAAGCATTTGTATAATGATGATTGAAATACATTATATAATTACTACGATTTACTGGTTGGTCGATATTCGCAAACAATATTGTAATATTTAAATCCAATAATTGTGCAAAATCCCTATCATTAGTATAAAGAAATATTTCCTCTTTGTTGTGATATTCTTGGCAATACGCAGCAATTAAATCATCCGCTTCAACATCATCAACCTCAATTTGTCTTAAAAACAGTTCTTCAGCATATGCCTGAATTCTTTTTCTTTGTTTTAAAATGGATTCTTCTTTCTCTTTTTCCCTACGAATCTCAGCAGCAGTCATTTCAATTTTCTTATACCACTCTTTTGTTTTTCGGTTTGCCTTATACTCTTTATCAACTCTATGTCGATAAATTCCACCGCCTTCTCCATCCCAGACTAAGACCACCTTATTTATCATATGGTCTTTAATTAATTTACGAATGGTTGTGAGAAAAGAATACAAACCACCGATATGCCCAAACTTATCGGTGTATGTATCTTTTGCCCCATGAAATGAGCGTTTCAAAAGATAAGAAGAATCCACTAACAAAGTTCTTATTTTCATTCTATCGGTTCTTCCCTTTCATCAAGTTCAAATGTGGTGTTTCGTTGAATTAATTCATCTTCAAAAGAAACATTTCCATCTCCATCCATTGCCTTAGATTTGAATTCAATATCGTCAGCACTTAGACTATCATCTTCAAATTTATTGCGGAAATAAAGAATATGTTCTTTTTTATATGCAGTTTCACTTTCTTTATCACCATAAATGAATCCAGTTGGTGTTGAAATAATCTTACCTTCCAGAGAAATTCCACCCCATTCACCATCAACATGGTTTTTAGCAATATTAACTTTATTTTCAAAGCCAAAGTTTAAGTCACGACCCTTACTGGTTGCAGTTACTCTACGTGTTCCGTGTGTAATAATTCCACCAAAATGATAAATCATTCTTGCACCAAAGAAAAATGTTTCACCACCTTTGTGCTTAACCACCTTATTCATTGAATCGTACCAAATCTTCTGCACTGCAGCAAGAGTAGCAGTATATTCACAATCAACCCTTCTGGTACTTGGAATTGCATTGTTAAGTAAAGACATAAAGGCTTTCTCATATGCACCAGCATTCCACATATTATTATCACTATCATCTTTTTCAAGAGCATTGATAGTCTTAATACAATTTAATGTCCCAATTGAATCTATCCCGATGAAAATATCACGAGATAATAATCCACTTTTCTGCGCATCAAGAAAACTATAAATTGCTTTCGCCAAATCCTCAATTGACGCTTCTTTTCTGTTTTTATCTTGTTGTGCAGCGAAATTTCTCAACAAATAGTCATTGTTTACAAGAAGATAATCGCCATTCCAGTCAAATCCCATCTTCGTTAAGCGCACGTTTCCTTCGTCAATGTTATTTTCAGTATCAATAATAATCGGAAAATCGCCCATTTTTTGTGCGTTTACTATTGCACGCATAAGTGCTGTTGATTTACCTGTGTTTGAATAACCACGAAATAGGGTTACGTAACCTTTAGGCACACCGGGCATGCCAGTCGCTTCTTTCAACCCATCATCAATAGGAATCCATTGAAGCGGTTTTGATGCAACTGTTGTTGCACCAATTTTTTTCTTAAAATCCTCAAGTGAAAAACTTTTTTTCGGTGTCGGTTTCCTTACTGAATTTGTAGGAACTTCAGTTTCAATTTCTTTTGCCATAATCTAAATGTTGTATTAGTTTAAAAAGGGGGAGATAAACACTCCCCCTTTTATTTTGACTTATTTTTGATTAAAAAGGTAGATCATCATAATCGCCAGATGAACTTGCATCGCCATCTTCTGGCTCATCATTTGAATTATCTTCGTCATCACCACCATCCAACACCGATTGACCAACATCTACTGCATTGTCAGTATATGTACCTACTTTTGATTCAGTAATATTACTGATTGTTACACGTGGATATTCTTCGTCATCAATATCAGATGCCTGTTCAAAGTTATCATCATCATCCGCATCCAGATTACGTGTGCGTGTATTGGCTGCTGCTTCCAAGTCAGGACGACCCGGGAACACCCAATGCTTGTTATTCGCATCACTATCATCCCAATAAGGATTAACACCGTTAGCAACTGCCTCAAGAAATTCGTAAGGTGGCATTCCGGGTGCTTGCTTCGGTTTGAACACATCTCTCCATGTGATATCATCTTCAAGCCATTGCCTTGCAACAATCGGGTCTGAATGAAGCGGTGATTTTCCACGATAAGTAATTGCGGAAATCGCTTTATAGACACGACCATTGAATTCACTATCGGTCATGATGATTGATAAATCAGTACCATTATTCGGGTCAGAGAAGTCTGCCTGATGTACACTCATATATTCTTCCAGAATTGGAAGGAGTTTATCGAGTGTACCCTGATTTTTGAAGTTGTGTTTAAATCTCCAGAATTTAACACCGTCTTTTTCAGCACCTTTATCAATTCCACGAACAATATAGAATTTTTTTGCTTCCCATTGATTGGCATCTTTAAAGATTTCTTTGTTCTTTTCGAAAACAATCTTTTGTGCTTCATTCATTTGCTCTTTCTTCACACCCTTTAATGACGGGTCTTGTTTTGAAAGAATTGCTTTTGCTTTCGAGCACAAAGGACATGGTGCAGGAATTAACCTTGGCTGTCCATTCACATCCAATTCAGGTTGTCCGTTTCCATCTAATTTAGGTACTTTGGGGTCATTGTGTGCAGGGCAATAAATAACGGTATTGTACTTTTTCTTACCACCTGCGGTAAGTGTAGGAACGACATGGAAGAATGCTTCTTCAATGTGCTTTCTACCCTGTTTTGGGGGTAAAATCCTATAAACCTCTTTGGTGTTTCTCGGTACGAAATACTTTGCTAAGATTTCTGCGCCTGTTCTACGCTTGGCTGGAGCAGCCTTTTTGCGGTAATCAGAGAACATGTTTTTTAAGTTCGACAAATCATTACTTTGAACGTTTGCCTGATTTTCATTTTGTTTTTCCATTTCAAAAAATTTACAGTTAAAATTATTTTTCCAATTTTTAAAATTGTGCTACAAATATAGCCTTCATTTACGACAAATACAAGAAATTTTTACAACAGTGCTGTTTTTTTTTTCAATACTTATACTTTAATCAGACCATCAGATACCACAGTAAATGATAATGTCTGTTTGTTTTCATAATAGTTTCCATTTTTCAGTCTTATTTGTAAGTAATAATCTTGAGGTATCAACCAAGATGTGTCAAGATTAAACTCATATCCAGTATTTGTTCTATTTACAGATGTGAATGGTATAACATCCACTTCATATTTTTTTCCAATTGTTGTGAATACTCTATATTCAATATCTAAAGGTACGAATTTATTTTGATTTGCATATAATTCTTTTATCGTTAATTTAATTTTTCTTACATTTCCAGCAATAATATTTTCTTTTTCACCAATTCCCCAGAAATAAAAGAAATAATTTTCAAAATTAATTTGGTTCGATTGGTCGAAAGTATAGTAATTCTTATCAGATATTAAGTAAAACTCACCTTCGTGCTCCATTGTTTTACCATTTATTGTTACAGACCAAACATCTTTAAATAAAACGGCATCTGGGTAATCATCAGAACTAATGTTCAATGTTATCATATAAACACCTTTACTTACATTAGTAATACCAGTATCACCCTCTATGGTTTCAACCAAATTATCCTCATGGTCAAATATGTCCACCTTATTAATAACAATATCCTGTGAAAAACCACCTACATTAACATAAAGGTATAAATCATTATCTTTATTTAAATAAAAATAATTTCTATCATCTTTAATTTCATCATCAATTATGGTTTCAATGTACGGTTCATACCAAGTGTTGGTGTTTTTTGCGTGAAAAGCAACTGCTTGCCTGAATTCAGTCTCACCCGATTCAATATAATCGGCAAATTTAATTCCTAAACCATATGAAGCACCAGTATATGCCGATGTTCCTGTATAACCAGTTCCAAACAACCTTTGATTAATATAATCAGTAATATCTATTTCAATATTTTCGTTTCCTTTTTCAAAATATTGGTTGCCAATAATCTCTGTTCCACCAGTATATGCACCTTCATTTGTCCAAAGCATGTTTGTTTTTCTATAGAACCAATTTGAAGGGGGGTC